TCCGATCTGTGGAATCAGCCTTCGAAAAAAGACCGGCTCTTTGTAACATGAATTCATCTGGAAGCTTGTCCTGCTTCGAGAAGTTGCAACGCTTACAAGCTGCGACCAAGTTATCGGGATCATCTGTCCCACCCTTAGCCACTGGCACTATGTGATCCACAGTAGTCGCGTCCATTCCACACCAGAAGCATTCTCTTCCATCTCTTGAGAGTATGCGTAGACGTAGCTTCTTCCACTGTGTGCTGTTGCTCTTACGCTGTGAGTGCAGTGTCATGCTAGAAGTATCCCTTGCGCTTATGAAAGTCCCAAGCCTTGCATGAAGTTTGATAACGTTTCGTGATATATGCAAGAGTCGCTCTTAGCTGTGCGAATGGATCGAGAGTGCGATAGTGCGGTGATCTCATTTGACCCAAGCCATAATGTGATCCATTGACTGCCTTGTGATCCCATCGAGATTCTTTGAAGATGATCCTTGAGAAGCATAGATACTCCTTCTCATTCATGATTATAGAATGAGCATAGAGCTTTAGATATTCTTTATTCTGTGGAGTAGCTTCTGCGGGAATCGTCTGTATTGCAAGAGAGCCTAGAACTAGGCACAAGAGTGGCACTAGATGACTTCTCCCGCGCGAGCTATCCGGCACACCGGCTCGCTGCGAGAGGCGACATCGTACCCATGACGTCAAGTGAATCGCAAGAATGTGGATAAGTTGAGCAAGGTTTCGGAGTGTCGTCCACAGGTTATCCACAGGCGTCACCGATAGACAATTCCGCCCAGCATTTTCGACAGTAGACAACATGACCAGTCTTTTCATAGAACTTCTCCACGAAGTCGAATGTCCCAGATTCACAGAATGAGCATTCCTTCATTCCATCGAAGGCTTCTAGTGTCATTTAGATCCACCCCACCCCGAGCCCTTGAATATCGCTGGCGTAGCCGAATAGACCCTTCTCATAGGGATCACACAGCTGTCGCAGTACGGCACTCTCTCGAGCTCACCGATTGGACGTGATTCTGTCTTTATAGAGCTGCACACTTCGCAGCGATAATCGAATTCAGCCACGCGCGTCACTCCGATCCATGACTCCCATAACTCCACAGCCTAGACACTGAACGAGCACTTTTCCATCTCCAAGCTTGACTTCATCTTCGAAGACAGCGTGATTCTGAACTTTCTTTTCAATTCTGCACAGGTAACGCAGCTTCTCCATGACTGGATCTCCTTAGATTCTCGATTGGGTGAAGGTTGTATTGCTCGACCCAGAAGGTAGGTTGGTCACGGCGTCTCCATCGCTGATTCTTAGCGACGACGACCGGAATCCAGCCCTTGATTGAATAGGTCGGTGAAGTGCCGGTAACGAGAACGGCGATGTCAGTGTTGCGATCAGAATCTCCGATGATGAGAGCCCCTGCGTCGTACTTTGTCCACTTGACTTCAATTCGAGATCCGACGTCAGCTGTCTTCTTGAATTGTGAATCGGCCGGATCGAAGTCTTTGAGTCCGAAGTATTTAGCGACGACCATCTCCGCGCAGATTGATTCGGCCATCTGTGCCACGAAGTCATGGAATGACAGCTTCTTATCGAATCGCGATGAATGATCTGGAATTCCACTGATCAGACGAATTCGCTCGAGAGCCACTTCATGAGCTCGAAGCTGTTCGTCGTAGGTGACTTTATATCTCACCGGATCACTTACATTCCATGCAGAACCATAGAAGCATGATTCCGTCAGCTCCTTCGTATCTTCCGAAGTCTTTAGGCTGCCACTTTTGGCATTTATCGCAGAAGTCGAGCTCCAAGCGTGGAGTCTCTGTGACAGTGCCGTCATAGCCGATTGTCTTTTTAGATCCATCGGGACGAATGAATTCAACATAGCCCATTCCCTATCCCTGAACCTTCCAGCCACCGGAAGAGCTCACTTCGTACCAGATCGGCTTGCACTGATTAGCCTTGACTTTCTCTGGGCAGACGTGGCCACGGTAAGGCTTGCCAGTCTTAGGCGAGTCGCCTTCTTTCAAGATCATGTGTCCATGTGAGCAGATTGGAGCTTCAGAGACAAGCTCTCCGCCAAGTTGTGACTGGATCTCTTCGACCGCGCTCTTAGCTGTGGAGAATCCGTCTTCATAGATTGGCTTACTCCACGGATCGTCTTCTACCTTGTTCACGAAGGCCGCTGGCATTGTCTCGACTTGTTCCATATTCTGACGAGTCGGACGTGTCTCTGATCCTAGAAGTAGACCAGCACAGCGACCGATTGCCGATGTGACTGTGTCTTCCACGAACCATCGCTTCATTGAAGGCGAGTATGACTCTACTCGGCCGAATGCGTAATCGATTGCCGATGGCTTTTCGTCTTCGTACTCTTTGAAGATCCGGCATTCGACCAAGATGTAGCCGGCTTGAGCATTGAAGTCGATGATCGATGTCTCGACTCTGTTCGTTGGGTGAGTGGCGTGGAGTCGCTTAATTCTGGCAGCGACGTCTTCGTAATTATCCAAGAATCCCATTACTCGGCCGCCTTAGCTAGACGCGCAAGCTTGCGAGCTTGAATTCTGCCCATAAGCATTCCGTCTCTGTGGCCTTTTGAATAGCCCCAAGCGAACGCCATGAAGCCCAAGATCACCATGTAGACGATGATCTGAATTGCTAGTGTTGTTGTCATGATTGCTCCCGATCCAGAGAGCTACTGAACTTCGCTCCCTGCGTATAGAGTGAAGCAAGAGTCCGACAAGGTCAAGATTCAGGCGTGGATTTCGGCGTGTCTTCCCCGATTTTAGGCTTGTCTTTAAGTCCGTTAGAAGCCAGCACTGATCCAAGAGCTCCAGTCAAGAAGATCGTCAGAGTTGAAAGAAGCTCGATGAATGCTCTGTCATTGGGAGCTTGATCGCCGAGCGGCTGTGTCACGAAGATCAGTGCGTACAGCATTCCAGCCACGGAGAACATGAAAGTCAGAGCCAGAGCGACTCCGATGAATACGATCAGCCGAGCCTTCAGCTGCTCATTACTTAGGCGTCGACTTGGACGTGAACCCATTTGGATCTTCTCCATATATGTCTTCAGTGCAGACTCCGAGAGCCTTACACTGTGGCGGATTGCATTCCGGCTTCTCCCAGTTTTCGAATTCTTGGCATTCATATCGTGTCCAGCCCTGATATTCACCACACGCGGACAGCCCTAGCGAAAGCGATAACCCTAGAGCTGCCCACAGTGATCTTCGAGTCACTTCCCCGATAACCCGAAAGCTGCGTCTTTAGGATTGAGCCAGCGAAGGATTACTGGGAGCACAGCTGCAACGCCGGCCATTCCAAGCTTCTTCGGATCTGTCTCGCCTGCCATGTAGAGAGCGACTGTCGCGGCCATGAATGAACGTGCCCACGAAGCTGCTATTGGCTTCATTTTGTCCATGTCTTCTTCTCCTTCTTCTTAGGCTCTGCGGCCTTCTTAGGTGCAGAGACAGGGATCGCCGGATAATCGCCCTTGAATGGTGTGTATTTAGGACGCCCGAATCCGACGACTTCTTTGCCTATCGTGCGCTCTTTGATCATGACCATTCCGCCGTTGCGCTGATCGCCAGAGCCGCTTGTGTTGCCTTCGACTGTCGTGATTGTCTTGCCGTTGATTCCGATCACGATTCCGATGTGGCTAATACGATCGACGCCGTCATGTGGAAAGTCCATGAATGCAAGATCGCCGAGAATTGGAGTCTCTGACCATCGAGAGATCTCTTTGAATTTATGAGCTCCCACAGCTGTGGAGACGACTGAATGAACCTTGACTCCAGCTTGAGCCAGAACCCAGTTGCAGAATGAACCGCACCACGGCAGTCCATCGGCCTTTGTGAATTTTCCGTATTTTGTAAGGTTGTCGCCTTCTTCGATTGTTCCGACTTCTGCCAGAGCGATTTCGATAGCGAGCGCAGCTGTTCCGTTAGGGTAGACCGACAAGGTGATCTCCATTCTCACAAGTCCAGAGACAAGTGTCTTCGTCGAGTATTGCTTCTTCATGACACTTCGGCGGAATGAACGCGTCAAGCTCTTCCGAATATGTAAATCCAGTTCCGGCGTAGTTTTTACGGATTGACCCATTGTAGGAAGTCTTTATCCATCGACCGCCAAGATTGTCCATGAGCCATTGATAGCCTTCATCTCCGGCTGGATCGTTATTGTCTCCGACTGTTACACGGAGAACTTTATTGTCGTCGTCTAATTCTGCCCAGTGACTCACGCTGCCCACCTAACGATCACAATTCCAGATCCACCAGCTGCGCCGTCTGCATATCCAGCCCAAGCGTCACCACCGCCGCCGCCGCCTGTATTAGCTGTTCCAGCGACCGCGTTATGTGTTGGATTACCGCCGCCGCCTTGATAGTTCGCGCCGATTCCACCACCGCCATAGCCACCAGCTCCAGCGTCTACAAGTCCGTCGCTATATGTGTAGCAAGATCCACCGCCACCGCCGGCGTAGTAATAATGTCCAGAATAAAGTTGTCCGGTACTAGTAGCCGCACCCATCGCGTCGGTGATTGAATCGTAATAACCGACTCCACCAGCTCCGCCGTATGTTGATCCGTTATTTCCACCAGCTCCACCGCCACCGCCACCGCCGCCGCCTGTTCGACGACCGCTTGAAGAAGTTCCGTTACCGCCAGAATTACCTTGACCAGAAGTTCCACTTGCATTTGTTGAAGAATCTAATCCCGAACCGCCACCAGAACCACCAGTCGCGCCAGCTGTGCCGCCTTGTGCACCACCACCACCGCCCACAGAATCGCTCTTTCCGGTGAAAGTTGTATTTTGTCCCTTGCAAGAACTTAAAGTCGTCGAATATGCACCACCGCCACCGATCACGATGTTATATGAACCGGCAGTGAGAGATTGTGAAGTCAGAAGCTGCAAGCCACCAGCTCCGCCACCGCCGCCGAATCGGTTTGTGTAGTTAGCTCCGCCACCGCCGGCCACAATTAAGAGATCCGCTGTCAGCGTTCCGCCACTTACTCCGAGAGTTCCGTTTCCTGTAAATACTCGATAACTATATCCGCCGGAAGTATAGAGAGTTCCGCCAGTGACAGTCGGTGCGAGAGTTTGCTGGCTGGCGATAATTCCAAGAATAGGCATTAGGCCACCGCACCGATTACCAAGAAAGTCGGAGTCGCGCCGCCTGTTGTGCAGATTGCAGTTGCCGCGGCATATTGCTTTCCAATTTTAGGTGCTGAAGCTGTTGCGCCAGCTGACACGATAGTCACTCCAGATCCTTGTGAGAATGTGACTTGACCAGCTCCAAGTTGGACGAAGTTAATCTGCTCGCCTACTGAATAGACAGATGGTGGAAGCGTGACAGTAATTGCTGAAGAATTTGAAAGAGTGACAAGCTTTCCTGAATCTCCTGCGACAGCTGTGTATGTTGTTCCAGTCTGTGCATTCAGAGTCAAGTTAATCAGCCCGCCATTGATGACTGGAGCTGTGAGAGTCTTATTTGTCAGCGTTTGAGCTGTTGTCTTGTCGACTGTCGTTCCGGTATCGATTGAGACTGTGACTGATCCAGTAGTGCCGCCACCGGATAGACCAGTGCCAGCCACGACCGCAGTGATGTCGCCGATTTCCGGTGTGACCCAAGTAAAGTCCAGATCAGTGCCAGAAGCCTTTGTCAGCATTTGTCCAGAAGTGCCGCCCTTGAGATCGACGAATGAAGTGTCGATTGAATTGCCCAGTGTGCGCATAGCTGACGCGCCATCTTTGACCAGATCTGTGTCGTCCGGTGTTTCCCACCCGAAGTTCGTTGTCGTTGCCATTTATGCCACCGCTCCTATTGCGTTTTCCCATGTAAGTGTATTGGACAGAGTGTTCCAAGACTCGGAAGCACTCACCTGCGACCAGTAGACGGCCACAGTCGAGAATTCGATTGGAGACACGTTGATGGTCAGTGTGATCGAGTTGTAAGAGACGTTCCACGTCCAGCCTTCCACGTAGCCTTCGAACTGTCCGCCGGAGATATTAAGTGGAAGATCTGTGAGCTTGATTGGCTGTCCCATGAAGATTCCCAGAAGTGCGTCTCGAGTTGAATCATTGATTTCGGGAGACGTGATCGGGAATGTTATTGATTCGAACTTAGCGCGTGGGAATTTACGGAGATCCAGATACCGCTGCGCCTGTGATTCTGCGTCCACAGTATTGTGAAGAGTTGTGGTGATACTTTGAGAGAGCTTGCCATAAGTGAGAATGGATTGAACGTCCGTCGCTGTTTCAGTTCCGGCGCGATACTTCAGAGCGATGTCGTTGCGTACATCTCCGGCTTGAGTCGTCGTGCGGATTCCAGCCGCGAGAGCTTGATTGGCCGAGAGTGTTGTGTATCCATTGGCCGCCAAGTAATTCTGTCGATGATCCGCTCCGGCATAATTGATTCGGCCTTGAGCGTCTTCGTACAAGTACCCGAAGCCAGAATTGGCCAGCTCGGAGACCAGCGAATACATATCAGTCACGTCAGAAGAGCGAGCCTGAAGCTCATAGATTCCCGAGTCAATTTCTCCCAGTCCAGTATTCTCGGCGTTTAGCCAAGTCGTCGTGGCTGGGTAGGTAGCCCATTCCAGAGCTGCCGGTACTTCGCTCCAAGTGTTGACGAGAAGATCCGTGAGAATTGTTTCGATTTGAACGCCGTCAAGATCTTTCGCAAGTACGCCTTCAGTAAGAGCCTTGGGAAGTCTGGAAAGAGCTCCCAGAGCCGTCAGAGCGGCCGTGGTGACTATGCCTGCGTCGCCGGCTGTGGCGACTTCGATTCCGATGTCGGTAATAGATCCACCGAAGATTGGCACGTACGTCCCAGCTGAATTCTTTAGCTGAAGAGTGAGTCCGTCATTGATGGCGAAGGTGAACTGGGATTCGTCAAGATTGACGATGACGAGAGAGCAATATCCAGCGACCGGCTGGCTGTAAATATCTGTCCGGCCTGAAGTCATAGTGACGCCGGAGAGAGTGACGTTCGTGTAGATATTCGAACCGATCGTCACACGCCATTCTGGATTGAAGACTGTCATGCGAATGTCAACTTTCCAGCTCCAAGAGTGCCGCGAGCTGAAGATCTATTCAAGACATCGATGATTGTTCGAGCTGTACCTTCTGCGTCGATTGCTCCGTTGACTGTGAGATTGATGGTCGTACCACCGCCACCGAGAGCGTTATTCGGGACGATCATGCCGTTCGACTTAGGCACGAAGAGCTCTGCTCCGCGCTCGCCTACGACGTACGGAGTACCGGACGAGACTGATCCGCCATTGGCTCGGAAGCCGCCGAAGACTGAAGACACGACGTTCGCGATTCCCTTGACTGCCGCATTGTTAGCGACGAGATTGATGAATGCTCGAACTTGGCCGATGACGTCTCCGATGATTCCGACCAGACGAGAGAAGCCGGAGATGAGTCCAGAGAGAAGTGTTCCGACGCTTTCGAGAGCTACCTTGAGCACCGT